AAACGGTGAACTTACTGGAACAGCTGGTTCAGTTCTCGAAACATGGGAGTTTGTTGGTACTACTGATGGTGATAAGAAGGAAGATGGTTCGAACAACTATTATGTTGATCTAATCAATCAGAATTCTAATTACTTCTATGTTGGTTCTGATGTTGCAGCTGGAACACACAGCTTCGCTCAAGGCGCTGATCAAACAACAATCGTTGCTGGAGATATTAAAAGCGGTATCGACCTTTTTGCTGACGCAGAAACAGTTGATGTCAATCTTATCTTCGCATCAAATGATGTTAACGGTTCTAAGGAAATTGCAGAACACCTCATTCTAGTAGCAAATAATCGTAAAGATGTTGTAGCTTTCTGCTCGCCTCCTATCGAGGCTAGCACTGGTAATTCACCTCTTGTTGACGTGAAGACTTGGTGCGATACCATTACTTCAACATCATACGCAGTATTGGATTCAACAGCTATTTACACATACAATAAGTATGCTGATAAGTATATTTGGATCCCAGCTTGTGGACATGTTGCTGGTCTTTGTGCTAACACAGATGATGTTGCAGAACCTTGGTTCTCACCTGCTGGATATAATCGTGGACAACTTCTAGGTATTACAAAACTAGCTTACAATCCAAAACAAGCCGAAAGAGATGAACTCTATAAGGCTCGTATTAATCCAATCGTTGCTTTCCCTGGACAAGGTACAATCCTTTTCGGTGATAAGACCGCACAAGCTAAACCATCTGCCTTTGATAGAATCAATGTTCGCAGATTGTTTATCGTTCTCGAGAAAGCGATTGCAACTGCTGCTAAGTATCAGTTGTTCGAACTCAATGATCAATTCACACGTGCAATGTTTAGAAACATGACGGAGCCTTTCCTTCGGGACATTAAAGGTCGTCGTGGTGTTACTGACTTCTTGGTTGTTTGTGATGAAACAAATAACACTGGAGAAGTGATTGACACTAATCGATTCGTAGCTGATATCTATATCAAGCCTGCAAGATCGATTAACTTCATTACACTGAACTTCATCGCCACTCGTACTGGTGTTGAATTCTCAGAGATCGTTGGAAAATAATTGAATAAATAAAGAAAGGAAAACTATTATGGCTAACGTAGATGATTTTAAAGCAAAACTAATCGGAGGAGGGGCAAGACCTAACCTCTTTAGAGCAACGGTTAACTTTCCTGCATATGCAGGAGGTAACACTGAACTCACATCTTTCCTAGTGAAAGGTGCACAATTACCAGGTAGCACAATCGCACAGATTGATGTACCATTTCGTGGTCGACAGCTGAAGGTTGCTGGTGATCGTACATTCGAAAACTGGACAATCACTGTTCTTAACGACGCTGCAATGGATGTAAGAAATGCATTCGAGCGTTGGATGAACGGCATGAATGAACATACAGAAAATGTCGGTCTCACTAATCCAACTGACTATCAGGTGGATATGACAATCGAGCAACTCGATAAAGCAGATCAAGTCACAAAAAGTTATACAATCCGCGGTGCATTCCCAGTGAATGTTGCAGCGATTGATCTTAGCTATGACAGCAATGATGCTATTGAAGAGTTCACAGTCGAATTGGCTTATCAATACTGGGAGTCTGGTACAACAAGCTAAAACTCAATAAGCACTATACTTCCCGCTCAGGTCCAATCCCTGAGCGGGATTTAATGTATAAATAACATTATGGAATTATTTGGATATCAAATTACAAAGAGACTCTCATCAAAGAGAGATGTAGAGAAAGACATTAAGTCCTTTGCACCAAAACCTGAAGAAGACGGTGTTTCTTCTACAGTTGCAGCTGGTGGATATTATGGACAGTATGTTGATTTGGATGGTTCAGCTTCATCGAATGATCAAGACTTGATCATTAAGTACAGAGAAGCAGCGCGGCAGCCTGAGTGTGACTCAGCAGTGAGCGATATTGTTGATGCAGCGATTGCATCGAGAACAACAGGAAGTCCGGCCGAGATTACATTAAACGATCTCGACCAACCAGATAGTATTAAAAAGAAGATTGCTGAAGAATTCAACAACGTACTATCGCTTTATAAATTTAATAAGAACGCTGAACAGATGTTTCGGCAATGGTATATCGATGGAAGAATATATTTTCACGTCATCATCGATGATAAGAATCCAAAAAGAGGAATTCTAGAAATCCGGCCGATCGAATCTACCTTTATGAAGAAGGTAAAGGAAATACAGACTGAAACAGATGCTAAGACGAATGCTACTATACAGAAGGTTGTAAATGAGTATTATATCTACTCAGAACAGTATTCAAATACTGGAGTTACGATTAATGCGCAATCTGAAGCTGGTGGAAAAGAGATATCTGGAGTGAAGATCGCGAAGGATGCAATCATTAATGTAACTTCAGGTCTTTTAGATGAATCACAACAGCGAGTAGTTTCTTATCTACATAAGGCTCTAAAGCCAGTGAATCAACTTCGAATGATGGAAGATTCGTTGGTTATGTATCGTGTAGCTCGTGCTCCTGAGAGACGTATCTTCTATATCGATGTTGGTAATTTGCCAAAGGGTAAAGCTGAAGAATATGTACAAAGCATTATGAGTAAGTATCGTAATAAGCTTGTATACGATGCAGCTACAGGAGATATTAAAGATGATCGTCGACACATGTCGATGCTTGAAGATTTTTGGTTGCCTCGCCGTGAAGGTGGAAGAGGAACTGAAATCACTACTCTTCCAGGTGGAGAAAACTTAGGACAGATTGATGATATTATTTTCTTTCAACGGAAGTTATATAAGACTCTTAACGTTCCAATTTCTCGATTAGATAGCGAAACATCATTCAGCCTTGGTAGATCTTCTGAGATCACTCGCGATGAAGTAAAGTTTCAGAAGTTTGTTGATCGTATTCGTAAGAAGTTCTCTTCTATATTGCTTGAAGCGCTGAAGGTTCAGTTGATCTTGAAGGGAATTATTGGAAAAGAAGAATGGGAAGACCTTGCAAGCGATATTGCGGTTAGCTTTATCGAAGATAATTACTTCGCTGAATTGAAAGAATCTGAAATTCTTACAGCTAGAATCGAGATGCTCGACCTATTAGGTGAGAATGTTGGCAAATACTATTCTACTAAATGGATTCGTAATAACATTCTTAAGCAATCTGATGAAGATATCGAAAGAATCGATGCTGAAATTGCAGAAGAAAAACCTGAAGAAGGCGAAGGAGAAGACGATTTCGACCTTTAAAATATATGCTTTGTCGAAGCGTAAACTATTATAAATATACACTATATGGAACAAACAGAAAAACTCTTTAACGCACTTGTCACTAATGATGCAGAAGGCGTACAACAAGCATTTCATAATGCTATGGGTGAAAAGATTCAACAAGCGTATGATATCCGAAAGGTTAATCTTACATCAACGGTATTCAATTCTCAAGGAGTAAGTGAAGCGGTTGAACTAGAAGAAGCGCTTAGTGCAAAAGACTTTTTGAACGGTGGAGATTCTAAAATCTCAGATAGCGATGTTGATGATTTGCTCGGTAAGATATACGACAGCGGTACTTTAACTAAAGCTCTTGTTCGAAATAAGGTATATCAGGACGGAGAAGATAATCCTAAGAAGAAGAACACCTACAAAAAGGGAACAGCTGATTTTCATCTCTTTCAATTAGGTCAACAAATTCAACAATCAAGATCGTAAAAATGAAATTAATCACAGAACATTTAGATCAAGTCGAATACATTACAGAAGCAAACGGTAAAGGCGAAAAGAAAGTCTTTATTGAAGGTGTATTCATGCAAGCGGAAAAGGAAAACCGCAATAATAGAATTTATCCTAAAAACGTATTAACTGAGGCATGTGCCAAATACGTAAAGGAGCAGGTTAGTACTGGACGAGCAGTTGGTGAATTAAATCACCCTGAAGGTCCACAGATTAACCTTGATAAAGTTTCACATCGCATCACCGAACTTAATTGGAACGGTAATGATGTTGTTGGAAAAGCACTGATACTAGACACGCCAATGGGTAAAATCGTGAAAGGTCTCGTCGAAGGCGGGTGTAAGTTAGGTGTTTCAAGTCGTGGTATGGGTACTGTTGAGAGAAGAGAAAATAAGTCATATGTTAAGAATGATTTTATTCTTAATACAATTGATATTGTGCAAGATCCCTCTGCACCATCTGCCTTCGTTGAAGGTATTATGGAAGGTGTAGAATGGATATGGGACAATGGTCTTCTGAAGCCTCAGCAAATTGAAAGTTATGAGACAGAAATCAAAAGAGTATCTTCGGGGCGTCTAAGTGAGGCTCAAGAACGTATTTGGCAAGATTTCCTCTCCAATCTCTAATCTAATAAAGAAAGTTACAAATTATGTCCGAAGATATTATAGAAGACATCACAGAAGAAGCTTTGCTTGAAGATCAGGAGCTTGTGCAGGATACATCTGCCGAAGAAGTTACTGAACAACAAGGCTATTCTGAGACAATCGAAGGTATTCTCCTAGGTGAAGGCAAGAAGTCCAAAACAGAATCTGATGAAGAAGAGTCCGAAGAGGACGAATCTGAAGAAGAGGAAGAAATGGAAGAATCTGCTAAACCTAAAAAGGAAGAATCTGACGAAGAAGATTCCGAAGAAGAAGAAGAAGAAGTAGAAGAAAGTGTTATTGTATCACAGAAACCTACGAATGAATCTAAAAAGGAAGAATCTGAAGAAGAGGAAGTAGAAGAAGAAGAGGAAGAAATGGAAGAATCTACAGTAAACGAAGATTTGTCCATCCTTATCCAAAGTGAAGCTAATCTAACCGAAGACTTCAAGGCTAAAGCATCAACATTGTTTGAAGCTGCTGTCTCTCAAAAAGTTGTTGCCGAAAGGGAACGTCTTGCTGAAGAGTATGCAAATGACCTTGTAGAAGAAGTTACAGAAGTACGCGAAAGTCTTATTACCAAGATCGATGATTACCTCAGTTATGTGGTTGAGTCGTGGGTAGAAGATAATCAAGTCGCTGTTGACTCTAAGCTTCGCACAGATATTGCTGAAGGTTTCATCGGTTCTCTCAAGCAATTGTTTGTTGAGAATTACATCGAAGTTCCTGAATGCAAAGTAGATCTCTTCGACGAAATGTCGGAAGAAGTTCAAGAAGTAAAAGATGCACTTGCACTATCTGAAAGCACTACTTCAGAGCTCCAAGAAAAGGTAGAAGTACTTTCTCGTAAGAGCATTCTTTCTGAACAATCTTCAGATCTTGCAGCTACTCAAGTAGCAAAGCTTGAAGCACTCACTGAAGAAGTTGAATTTGTATCTGAATCAGTTTTTGCTGAGAAGGTTGCAACAATCAAATCTTCGATGTTCGCTTCTAATTCTAAGTCAGAAGAAATCGTCCTTGAAGAAAATAATTCAAAGTCAGAAATCATTGTTGAAGGTCAAGTTGATTCTCAAGCAGAATTATCATCAGACATGAAGTCATACCTCTCAGCAATCACAAGTCAAATCAAGTAAATTAACGGTGATTCATACCACCAAAAACCAACAAATAGAAAACAAATAATATGTTTAACGCAGAACAAGATATCAAAAAGTGGGCACCAGTACTAGAACATGCTGACGCCGCTCCTATCACAGACAGCTACAAAAAGGCTGTTACCGCTAAGCTTCTCGAAAATACTGAAGTAGCTCTTAAACAAGAGCGTGCACAGTACGGTAGCCTTAACGAGAATAATCAAACAACTGGTGCAGTTTCTAACTTCGATCCAGTTCTCATCTCCCTTGTACGTCGTGCAATGCCTAACCTCATCGCTTATGATGTAGCAGGTGTTCAGCCAATGTCCGGTCCAACTGGTCTCATCTTCGCGATGAAGGCACGTTACAATGACACTACTCCTAGCATAGTTACTACTGCTGATACCGAAGCTCTCGGTCTCGACGAGCCTAATACCGCTTTCTCTGGTCCTCACGCACAAGGAACTGCTGGTGCAGGTGTTGCTGGCGCTGGTGAAACTCTTGGCGGAACTGCCGGTGCTGCTTTCGGTGACATGGGTTTCACAATCGAAAAAGCTGTTGTTGAAGCTAAGACACGTGGTCTTAAAGCTGAATACACAATGGAGCTTGCTCAAGATCTGAAGGCTATCCATAACTTGGATGCTGAATCTGAGCTTGCTAATATCCTCTCGACTGAAATCCTTGCTGAAATCAATCGCGAAGTTATCAACACAATCAATGCTAAAGCTATTGTTGGTGCTCCTGCTGCCACACTTCCTGGTACATTCAGCCTTAGCGCTGATGCTGATGGCCGTTGGGCTGTTGAGAAGTTCAAGAGCTTGATGTTCCAAATCGAAGTTGAAGCTAACAAGATCGCAGTTGAAACACGTCGCGGTAAAGGTAACTTCATCATCTGCTCTTCTAACGTCGCTTCTGCTCTTGCAGCAGCCGGTGTTCTAGATTATGCTCCTGCTCTCGCAACTAATCTTCAAGTTGACGCAACTGGTAATACCTTCGCAGGTGTTCTTAATGGTCGCATGAAGGTATATGTTGATCCTTATGCAGGTCCTGATTATGTAACAGTTGGCTATCGTGGCACTAACGCATACGATGCTGGTCTCTTCTACTGCCCATACGTACCACTTACTATGGTTCGTGCAGTTGATGAAAGCACATTCCAACCGAAGGTTGCTTTCAAGACTCGTTACGGTATGCAACAAAATCCATTCGTCGGTACAGCTACCGGTGTTGGTGTTGATGCATCGAATGCTTACTTCCGTAAGTTCTTGGTAACTAACATCAATGTTGGTGATCAGGTTGACGGATAGACTTAATTGATCTAGTTTAAATCTTAAGTGGAGATCCTTCGGGGTCTCCACTTTTTTTGTATAAATATATACATGAGCCTAACTAATAATTTTAACTTCTTATCTCCGACAGGATTTAAGCTATCGATCGAATCACCTAAATTCGATAACTTAGAGTACTTCATTACAACAGTTTCTCTTCCGAGTATGTCATTAGCTGAAGTAAGTTCTAGTTTTAAAAATCAACAGGGATTCGTGAGCGGCGATCAAGTCAATTTCGATTCTCTCGAAGTAACATTCTCGGTTGATGAAGATATGAATAACTATAATGAAGTATTCAATTGGATAAAGGAAACTGCTAATAGCGATACTCAAGTTACTAATGATATCATATTGAGTATTCTTACAAGTCATAACAACCTTAATCGACAAATTAGATTTGTTAATGCGATTCCAGTTTCTCTCGGAGGTGTCGAGTTCACTACTCAGGCAAGTGATATCGAATATCTTCAGAGCAATGTGTCGTTCAGGTACGATTATTTCGAACTAATCAGGTAGTATAAATACTTTTATATTATGATACTTGATGAAATTTTAAAAATGTGGAGTGAAGATGTTAAGATTGATGATCTCAGCCTTGACGAAGAAACAACGAAGTCAGCTAAGCTTCACTCAAAATACTTAGAGCTCTTTACACTTGCTAAGCTGCAACTAAAGAGGAATGAAACGGAGATGAATAAACTTCGTAAGAATAAGTGGTTGTACTTTAGTGGTAAGATGACTAAAGAAGAAATGGATAAGCTTGGTTGGCAATATGATCCATTCAACGGCATGACTAAACCTCTCAAATCTGATATGGATATGTATTATAACTCTGATGAAGATATCATTCGAGTGTCAGGTAAAATCGATTATCAGAAAATGATGGTAGAAGTACTCGAAGAGATTATGAACAACTTGAGATGGAGACACACAAACATTAAGAATATCTTAGAGTTTAAAAAGTTTACATCTGGAGTATAGATATATAGAACATGCTCAATATACGTAAAGTTAACGAAGCTAAAATACACATATCTAGTGATGATAGTGGTGTATTGATGGAGTTAGGGGAGTATTTTACGTTCTTCGCTGAAGGCTACAAGTTTATTCCAAGTTATCGCAATAAGATGTGGGATGGAAAAATTCGACTTTTCTGTAGGAGATCTCAGACAATGGCGTTTGGTCTTTTAGGTAAGATTGTTGAATTCGCTACAGATCGCAACTATGAAATTAACCTCGATGAAGCGATTAAACCTACTCTTAGTTCGACTAACGAAGAACTAGACACTTTCATTAGTGAGCTATCTCTATCGTCGAAAGAGAATGCTATTCAGGCTCGTGATTATCAGGTCGCAGCATTTAAAGAAGCTGCTACATCTCAGAGAACAATACTACTATCTCCTACAGGTTCTGGTAAATCTCTTATGATCTATATGCTTGCTCGATACTTTTTGTCGAAAGAGATGGATCGAAAGGTTTTGATCGTGGTGCCAACTACTTCGCTCGTAGAACAGATGACAAAGGATTTTGCTGACTATTCCTCGAATGATCCTGATTATAACGTTGATGAAGAGGTACATAAGATCTACTCAGGAAAAGAGAAGTTCGACATTAATGCATCGATCGTTATTACTACATGGCAGAGTGCTATTAAACTTCCTCTGTCATGGTTCGATGCTTATGGTATGATTGTAGGTGATGAAGCTCATACCTTTAAAGCAAAGAGTCTAACTACTATTATGGATCGTTTAAGTAAAGCGTATGTCCGTATAGGAACGACTGGTACTCTTGATGGCGGTAAAGTAAATGAGTTGGTTCTTGAAGGAAGCTTTGGCCCAACGTATAAAGTGACGAGCACAAAGAAGTTGATGGATGAAGACACATTGGCAGATCTGAATATACAATGCCTAGTGCTGAAATATCCAGACACAATGAAGAAAGCAATGGCGAAAGCAACCTATCATGAAGAGATTGATTGCATTGTAGGTTACGAAAATCGTAATAAGTTCATTACTAATCTTGCTCTCGACCAAACTGGTAATACACTTGTCTTGTATAATTTGGTTAATAAGCACGGTAAGATTCTATACAACATGATAAAGGATAAGTCCACTAAGGGAAACGTCTTCTTTGTGTCAGGTGCTGTGAATGCCGAGGAACGAGAACGAATTAGAGAGCTAACAGAAAAGGAGAATGGCGCTATTATCGTAGCGTCAATGGGTACATTCAGTACTGGTATCAATATTAAGAATCTTCATAATATCATATTCGCTGCTCCTACTAAATCTCAGATTAGAGTTCTTCAATCGATTGGAAGAGGGTTAAGAAAGGCTGATAGCGGTCAAGCTACTATTGTCTATGATTTAGCAGATGATATGTGTTGGAAGAAACATAAAAACTATACACATAACCATGCTATAAATAGAATTAGAATATATGCTAAAGAGCGATTCAACTACACTATACATGAGGTACCTATGATATGATGAACTACGACAATGATGAATTCCTAATTACATACAGACTAGTCGATGGCAGTTATCTGATTGCAGAAGAAGTTGACATAAGTGAAGAGAACTCAGTGATTTACGTTTCCAATCCTTTAGAATTACTTAGAAGTTCAGAAGGTTGTAAACTAACTCCATGGGTAATAGGTGATGATGATACGTGTATTGAGTTGAACGCTAACAACATTATAGCTAGAAGTGAAACTACCAAGTTAATATCGGAATACTATTATAAGTATATTACGTATGATAATATAATGAAAGCGATGTATAACAAAGAAGATGATAATGATAATGATCAAGTTGATAATCTAGATTCATTGGATAGTTTCTTTAGTAAATTAGAGAAACCAAATAGATTAGATTATAATTAATAGACATCTCTGTGGTGGTTTGTTTTTGATAAATCCAATTATAACAACAATTGGCAAAGTTGTAAACCCCTAAATGCTGTACTCGCTGATATAATATTAAGTATTTACTTATCAGCAATTATATGGTATAATATATATTATGAAAATGAATCCTAAGACTAAGAGAGTACGCCGTGCCAAAGAGCATTACGTGAACAATAAGGAATTCTCACAAGCTGTAGTTGATTATGTACGTAGCGTCAACGAAGCCCGTGAAGCTGATTCTAAGGAACCAACGATAACAAACTATATTGGTGAATGTTTCTTAAAGATCTGTAATGGTCTATCTCATAAACCAAACTTCATTGGTTATACATATCGCGAAGAGATGGTGATGGATGCAGCTGAGAATTGTGTAAAGGCTATTATGAATTACGATGTTGAAAAGGCAACTCGTACTGGATTGCCAAACGCCTTTGCCTACTTCACTCAAATCACGTACTTTGCATTCCTTCGTCGTATCGCAAAAGAGAAAAAGCAGCAAGACATCAAAGAGCGTTATATCACTTATGCTGGTGCAGATGCATTTGCTGACTTTGGTTCTCATGACAGCGCTGCTAGCTCAGATAACATTGTTGATTCTATTAGAAACAAGTCTATGCGAATTAGAGAGAAAGATAACGCTATTAAGGATTTTGG